CTCTAGAAGGAGCTCTTAAATAATCAACGTAATCTATTATAACTAAATCAGGTTTATGTTCCATATCCATACATTTTTGAATATGTGACTTTATAGTATTGACAGTAGCGTTTTTAGGAGCATATTCTTTTACTATTAACTTACCTTTTAAATTATCAACTACTTTTTGTACGTCTTTCCTATGGTTATTAACTTCATCAATAGAGTATCCTGTAAAATAGCAGTCAAATCGCTTACCAACGTAATCTTCCCCGAGTTCCAAAGTGTAATAATTGACCTTATGCCCAAGCTTAACAGCATGAGCAGCAATAGCCACCATAGTCCACGACTTACCACCACCAGGATTACCAAATACAATAGCCAAGTCCCCAGGTCCAAATCCTCCTTGAATACCATCGTTAAGGACAGGCCAAGGAGAAGGAATAGTAGGACGGTAATCAACTCTATAACGAGTTTCAATATCTTTATTATATTCATGTCCTATATTTTTATCCATACCAGCTTTCATAGCTTTTTCTATAGTATTTCTAATACCATCAAAATCACCTGCTTTTAATAAATCAGTAGAATTAAGTATAGCTTGTTTCATTTCTTGATTTTTACAGAAAGTAGTAAACTCTTCTTGTACATAATCTAAATCGTCTTGTGAAGCCTGGTAGGAATTTCGTAACTCTTCTTTTAGAGCTACTTTTAATATATCATTATCTACTTTTTGTAATTCAACTTTTAGTACGTCCATAGTAATAGTAGTATGATACTTATCAAAATACTTTACTATTTGATTAATAATCCACTTATGTGCATCTGAGTCAAAATAATCTTCTTGAAGAACGTCTCTAACGTTGAGTAAGAAATTTTTATCTGTCAGCAATGAGCCTAATACTTTCAGTTGGAAACCTTTTCCATACTGATTCAATGCTTTTAATGTCATCTATAACTTATTTTTTAAAAACCGTTAAACCTCTAAAATTCTCTAACCAACCTTCTGTATTTTTAGTAATCCCTTCAATCTTATCTTGATCTAGTAGATGTAAAAATGCCCCTGTTTGTAGGTCAGGAATATCACTCTTTATTATATCTAATATATAATTTTTTTCTTTAATATCCAACGAAGTTTCATGTAAATCCATTAATTTAAAATTAGTCTCTACACGATCCCAGTTATGAATAATCTTAGGAAATATTTTTTTGTCTTCTAATTTTTTTTCGCAAACAGAAAAAACGTAATCTAAATTTGCTACTTTGTTTACTAAGTCCGGAAATTCTTTTACTATAGTTTTTATTCCTAAACCTTTTACACCGGGTAAATTATCTGAGTTATCTCCTAGTAATGCTTTAATTACATTGTAATTCTTGGGTAAAACTTTTAACTCTTCTAGTATATTATCACTATTTAGAGTTTTTTTCTTTACCGGAGCGTAAACTTCTATATTATTATTTATTAATTGCAAAAAGTCTTTATCAGAAGAAACTATAGTTACTTTTTTATTATTATTAGCTGCTTCTTTAGCTAGATATGCTATTATATCATCAGCTTCTAACTTTTCCATAACTATTTGTTGCATAGGAAGACATTCTAAATAATCTTGAACTCTTAACAACTGGTTAATTAAAGCTTCTTGCTCTTCTTCTCTTGAATCGTATAAACCCCAATGAGTAATTCTAGCTGTAGCTCTTTGAGCTTTATAATTTGGATCTATATTTTGTCTGTTACCAGAACCACCTTTACCGTCCCAAACAACAACAACTCTAGTAGGGTCAAATATTCTTGTTACATAACCCAACGAGCGAAGAAAACCCACCAGGCCTCCGATATGCGTACCTGATGGATTCATCGCTTTCAATAGAGAAAAGCTACGAATTAACATATTCATAGCATCGATCACTAGAATGTGATCGTTCAATTCTCGGGGAGGGGTTTCTTTAAGCTTATTTAGAATATTAGAATAATCAGCCATTAATCTAAAATTCCGGTTGTGATTTTATCTTCTTCTAAATCTCCTTCTTCAATTAAATCAAAATCTATACTACCAACAAGTTTTAACCAATGATCTTTATGTTCATTTTTATACTTATCTATAGCACGTTTATCGTCGGGAATAAATCCATGAGATGTCATTACTACTCTACCTCTAGACTGTACTCCACCGATATGATTCTTTTCAACTTGAACGTTAGTTCTTTTAGCAAATTCTACCTGTAAACCATCTTTAATAGCTTTAATCTTAGATGTTCCTGGATTAGTAATATTACCAAAAGTAATAACTAAAGTAGAATCGTACCACATAGACATACCTCCTTTATTCTGTAATTTAGGCATCCCCATAGGAGATTCAGGTTTCATAGTCCATACTTTATTGATTGCTACTAAAGTATTAGTATAAGGAGAGTTTTCTTTTCTAGATAATAATATTTTTTGATTTAAATTATTACCGAATTGAGTAGACATAGCTCCTGCATTCCATTCATTATTATTCTTATTAGAACGAACTGATAAATCACAAGGTACTGAACCTATACTATCCCAGAAGAAACATATATCAAAAGGTAAGTTACCTTTAGCTTGTTCATCCATCAGATCAGCCATATAAACTGCAACATCTTCTATAGTATTTAACGTACCTCTATCTGCATATAAGAAATGTCCTTCATAATCTGTAACATTACCGTTTTCATCTAATACTTCCTCTATCTGTAACCCCATTTCTTTAGCATGATCCCAAGACCATTTCATCTCTGTTATAATAAAAACAGGTAAAATACCCATTTTCTGGGCATTTACTGCTGCTTCTATCAAAGCTGTGGTTTTACCTGTATCGGAATGTCCTCTTAACAGGGTAATATGACCTGTAGGGATTCCTGGTAAGGAAGTTATATCTTGAAAAGCTTTTGAGAGAGGAATCCATCCTTGCTCTTTAAACTTTACAGATGCATTAGAAAAACCTTTTTTCTTTTTAAAATTACTTAGATTAAAAGACTTTCTTACTGATTCAGTAGCTCTAGCTTTTACTTCTTTTGTTTTTGCCATTTTTATTAATTAAATAAGTCATCAAATTTACTAACTGTATCTTTATTGCCAGCAGTAGCTGTTTCTAAAGTAAAGTCAGTTTTTTGAGAACTTGAGCTTTCTGGCGGAGTTTCAGAACCTGCAGCAGGAGAACTTTCTTCTACAGCATTAGGGTCTAAATATTCTTGAAGTTTTTTCTTTATAAAATCATAATCGTATTGAGTAAATACTTCAGTAGGATTAGGTTGTTCTTTTAACCACTTATCTACCCAATCATTATTATCTGATAAAGGTGTTTGTTTAGGTTTGATTCTTACGCTAGTTTCAGGATAAGGATTACCTTGTCTTTGTTCAACTACCATATCCCAGCCGTTAATAACATCAGTATAGTCTCCTACATCTTCATCTTCAGCTAAAGCTAGTAAAGATTTATAAATAGTAATTCCAAATCCCCATAATCTTACTCCTTTATCTTCTTCTCCTCTTACTACTACAGGAGCAAAAATTCTAGTTTTAGGAGAAATCTTACCTGATAACGACCAGTTATCTTTATCATTTGTTTTTCTTAACTCTTTTACAAATTCTTCAATAGGATCTTGCTTACCAAAATTTGATAAAGCTACCATAGGAAATTTTCCTATTCCATAATGAAATTTTAATTCTTTAAAAGGGTATGAAGGGTCAAAAGCTGAAGGTACTATACGTACTGTTTGCTTTCCTAATTGTGGTTTCCAAAATATTTCGGAATAATCGGTCTTCTCTCTTTGTTGACCGCTGTTGTTTAGCGCATCTAATTTAGCGCGAATTGCGTTAATGTCCATATAACTAATTTTTAAATTATAACTTATTATTAATATAGTAATAAAAAATTAAATAGCCAACTATAGCTCTATAATTTTATATAACTTTGTATTAACTCTTTTTAGTTCTGGACCTTTAGTAAGTAGTACGCAATTGCGATAATCAGTCCAATTGATACGATAACTAGTATCCAAAACACCTCCATTTAATTCTTTAATTAAAGTATTTAAAGCATTAATAGTATAAAGAGTATTGGTTTCTTTTTTTCTGTGTACTAAGATAGTATTTTCTAAAAAAGTACCTATATTACCAAAATCAACATTATAAGTACAGATGTACTCATCTTGACTTTTAGAATAAAGTACAAAAATCTTATTGTAAATGATTTTATACCTTTCTTGAATATTAGAGAGCACTTCATCTAAACCTTCTTCTGTAGAAAAAGTGCAAAACAGCTTGTTACTCATATCTTCACTGGTAAATATAGGTTCTATGTCGTAATCGAACCTTGGCTTTGTCGCATTTGTTATCATATATAAATAGTTGTGCTGTTCTATAACACTAAATTAGTACTATATTTAAATTTTACAGGGTATTTCCCTTGATTTTCCATTATTCTTGTTATATCTTCTAAAGTTTCTCTACCATCTTCTTTATTAAAGTCGAATAAAATAGCATCATAAGTGTATAAAGTAATAAATGATTTTTTATTCTTGAGATACTCTAGTATATCTTTTAATATAATAATATTATTTGAAGTTTCCAACGATTGCATCATATAATTCATCAACTTTGCTGGATTCATGTCTTTTAACTCTTGAGTAAAGTGTTTACCTGATTGAGGATTCCATACATATCCTCCTTCTTGAAAACTTTTCCACATAG